GCCATGGACGCTGTTCGGACCCATGTTTCCCGACCTCTTCAAAGATCTCTATGGAAATATGTCCGATCCTCCCCTGTATTCGCCCTTATCGGTGAACCTATCTCTGAAGCCCTTATATATGGGCTCATTGATCGTCATCATAAGTTTGGCGGCGGTGAGGACCCCTTCGTCTCTGGGGACTATTCTGCTGCGACAGACGGTCTTGACATCCGTCTCTCGAAGGTTTTCTTAGACGTCATAATGGAAAACCTTGATCCTGAGGATCTCCCCTTTAAGGATTTCATTTCCTCTGCTCTACTTGAGCAGGTTCTTGTCTATCCTTCTTGGACTAAGATCAAGCCTGTTGTTCAAAAGAATGGACAACTGATGGGCTCTATCTTATCTTTCCCAATCCTCTGTATCGCAAATCTATTTGCATACATCATGTCACTCCCGGAGCCTATGAAGTACCTTACTTCTCGCTCACGGATGGATAAGTTACCTGTACTTATCAATGGTGATGACATTCTTTTTCGTTCCTCCGACGCTCATTATGAGAAATGGCTCGTTGAAACCCGACGTGTTGGTTTTACCCAGTCTATCGGAAAGAATTTTCGTCATGATCGTTTCTTCACGGTTAACTCCGTGCCGATTGAATATCGGCCTCCCCTTACCCCCTTCCAGTTTTGGAAAACTTGGAAATGGGCGGATATTGAAGAATCTACGATCCCCTGGAAGGTCAGTGAGGCACCCCGAATCTCTATTCGTGGTTTTCTCAATGTTGGTCTTCTTACAGGGCAAGCCAAACTTACAGGCCGAGACTCCCTCGGTGCCCTTCCTCTTTCAGGTTGGCACGCCGGGGCTTGTCTCGAGGCCCTCAATCCCTCCCAAGCTCATAAGTGGTTTTTGAAATATCATCGGCAACAGATAAAGAGTCAAACTCGTTTTGGCTCCCATGTTCTCAATATATTCGCACACCCCTTACTTGGTGGATTGGGCTTTTCCATCCCCAGTGGTATCACTCCACGCTATTCTCCTGAACAACGAGTCTTAGCTCATTCCCTCTTCCTGTCTGCTTCATATCATTATGAAGGTCAGGAATCGGAATTTTCGCTTGACACTCTTGTCTTCTTAGAATCTGACGTATCGATGCCACTCTCTCAGCTTGGTCGTTTGAACCGCCGTGTCTCAGTTGCTCTCTACCCTCAAGGAACACCTCTTCCTGAAGGCTTTGAACCCTTTACTGACACCTCCGGCGTTCAACCTCTTGCTATGGTTCACTCTGTTCCAGACACTGATTCCGAAAGCACCGGCTTAAGAGCCCGGTGCCGCCTTCCAAACAGAACGTTAAAAACGGTCTTCCGTCGGTGGAATCTTTATGATCTCGAACCTCATCCAGTTGATCAGATGACTCTTTTTCCCTACATTCCTGTACGGATTCAGAAGTCCACTTTCATTCCTGGATCTGGTAACCCCCATAACGCCTCAACCTTTGTTGAGCGTCCATATGCCTCGGTATATGTGCAAGAGTGTCCTTTTCAGGACATCTCGACCCCTGTTCCCGATTCTGAGCTGGTCATTCCAGTCTCGGAGCCTGATGATTGGGAGTCTTTGGATGTGACTTTAGTCCTACCAAAAACTCATTCCAACCCCTCTCCCCCTATAACAGAAATTCTTCACGCGAAAAGACCTCATGAAGGTCGAAAGCGTAAGGTTCTTGAAAAGGAGATCCGGGCAACCAATCAAGGGTTTGTCTATCGTCGAACGGCTTCTGAGGAGAAGCTGTTTCAATGAATGACTCCGGTAACTTGAAAAACCTCGTGCAGGTATATGCACCAGCTAGGCAGGAGCTATATCCTCCATTGGGTCTGATAGGTTAAAAGGACCAAAACGGTGACGAATCACGTCTTAATACTTCCGTGCTATACAGAATGCCAAGAGACTGCACGGCTCCTGCCCCCTTTGGGGTCCTATCTTATGGACAGTCCAGTCGTCTACTGGATCCAATATAAGACCAAATTATGACGAGATATACTCGAAAAATTCAGCGCGCACAGCGCACGCCCAAAGGAGCGAATCCTTTCTCCGCACCCCAACTCTTCGCTAATTCCCGCACACCGCGGAATTCTAGCCGAAGAAATACCCTTTCCATGGGTCCCACTGTTCAAGCACCCGTTGCTCAAACAAGGATCATGAAAGGCCTCCAAGGGAATCCTGACCAATCTACTCTACTTCGCCGAAGAGAGTATGTCGGTGATATTCCTGGATCTGTCACCTTTGCTACCACAGGCTATAATTTTAACCCTGGTCTTGCAAATCTGTTCCCGTGGGCCTCCCAGTTCGCCAACTCATATGATGAATACCTCGTTTTAAACGTGAATTTCATTTATGAGCCCGAACAGGCCTCTTCAGCAACAGGAGCTGTCATTTTGTCTTTCGACTATGACGCTAGTGACGCCCCACCTGTCGATAAAGTTTCCGCTCTGGAAACCAAAGACTCGGTGAGATCCGCCCCTTGGACTCCCTCTCGCCTCTCCCTTGCGGCTTCAGACCTCAAGCATCGTTGTGCTGAGGCGCTCTTCACTCGAGCCGGTACTATACCGTCGACTGATATCAAGATGTATGACCTTGGGGTCCTCTACGTCTCGACTGTCGGACAGGCAAGCACCGCTACCGTTGGAGAGTTGTGGGTTGAATACACTATTCAACTGCGAGTTCCTCAACGAACTGGAAATCCTGGTAGCAACATTGTTGCCGCCACTTCGATCTCCAAGACCGTTATCTTTGGAACTGCCCCGA